TAGCAAGAGGTGTAGGCATACGATATGTAACACCCTTGTCACTTTCACGGTTACCAGCAGCAACGATTACAACATTGTCTGGTAACTTGTAACTGCCAATTCTACGGTTAAGTACGAGCTGATAAGCAGCAGCCTGTACTGCTGGAGCAGCACTGTTCATTTCGTCTAGGAATAGTATTACAGTATCAAAACCATCTGCAAGCATTTGGTCAGGAAGGTCTACAGGAGGAGCCCATTCCATTTTGCCACTGTCACGGTTATAAAATGGCATGCCACGCAAGTCTGTAGGCTCCATTAGAGCTACACGAACATCTACAAGGTGTGTATTACCGAGATATTCTTTTTCTGCAATGCGTTGCATAAGCTCGCTTTTGCCAACTCCGGGCAAGCCCCATAAAAATACAGGACGCTTTTTCTTGAATGCACGGACAATGCGTTGCTCTGCTTCTGCGAGCGTTACTGTGCGGGTATCTACTGCTTCTGACAATCTCTTATTCCTTTCTGCCTATATTACCACAATAGCACAATTACAGGAAATGTCAACCTTAAAGATACAGTGGGCCAGTCCATTTTACTGTATAACCACCGTCTAGGATGTTACCACGGGGAGCGTTTCTTGCGGGAGCATTATACCCTGCAGGTTTAAGGATATCACCTTTGCGGAACTTTTTGTCGTTGTCTGTAGCAACAACAAAACCCCAAACACTACCACCATTGTTATTGGTAATTTTAATATACTTGGAACCTTTGGTGTAACCAAGTTCTGAAGTGTACTCAGCAATCCGTTGCACATCTCTGTCAGTAAGTTCGCCTGTTTTGGAACACTTTTTGTTCCAGTCACGGAAGTCGGCTACGATATTTTCTAACAATGTTTCGATTTGCTGTTGCATTTGTTTGGTCCTTGTTTAGTTTCTATATTATCATAGTAGCACAAAACTTGAAAGAGTCAACCAATTATAGGCAAAAACTTTCTAAATCTTGTGGTCTAAACATAAACAAACTATCTTTAGGATACCCTGCTACAGTGCAATTTAAAACTAAGTCTCCATCAATATCTCTGTAAACATTTTTAATTGCAACATACTTCTCAAGCAATGGGCTATAAGCAGTTTTGTACAAATGCATTTTGCTAAGTGTTAGTTCGGATATCATTGCTTGGTCCTTGTTGTTTAACTATACCTACAATAACACAGATATCCAGATAGTCAACCGTTTTTAGTGACCTCTTACATTACTTTTATAAAAACTTTGCATATTGGGTAGATGATGATCTCTAGTGTGTAACATTATAAAGTGTGCTGCGTCGCTATCAGATTCAAAGCGAACTTCTGCGCCACTATAAGTCCAGCGCAAACTCCAGCGTTTGCTTTCTGGACCGTATTCGTCTGTCATAAATGTAAGGAATTGTTTAGTAAACTTGCTACGTTTTTTGTTTTCTGTGTATATGTAGGGGAACCAAATGCTAACTATATGACGCCATCTGCTATTAGGTATCTGTTTAGCATAACCTAGTTCAAACTTTGTATCCATTAAGAAAACTCCTAAAATCTTCATGGAGACAACACCACATGTATGTTTTCTCGCTGAACAGTATAATCTTAGGCCATCTACCCCTTACTAAGAAGTAAGGACAGTCCATGAACTTGTCTAGTTCTAGCAAAAATTTAGCATTAATTTTTTGCTCATGCAAGCTCACAGTATAAGATTCAAGTTCTAAACTATTTACGAGATAGGTATACCCATTATCATTGAGTCTAAGACCGCCGTTATCTCGTATATTCATCCAAAAAAATCCAGCAAGTTCATCTGCTGGTACAGTTAGATTACCTACTTCTGCGAACCGTTCTGCATATTGTTTTTTTGTTATGGGTATACTACATCACCTTGTGTAAGAAGAACTACACTAAAATCTGTTGTGTTAAATTTTTTGTTTAATTTTTTGGCTAAGTTAATTGCATGGCCACTATTACTGAAACTGACCTTTTTATATTTAGGACCAGGATAAGTTATGAGAATATTGTGGCTTTTTAGATTGATAGGTCTACCCTGATAGTAGACACTCCAGATACCCTCACTCGCAAGTATCTGTTCTGTTTTATATGTTGCCTTATCTACCTTTTCGATTAAGACTTCTGGTTTAGGTCTGCTCATACTAGTTCCTAATATATACGCATATATTTATCTAGTATTCTGCAGGTCTTGTTAGAAATTATTTGTGATTATTTCTATCGATTCAGGATTTTTTTGCTGGTCTTCTAGTTCTATAACACGATCTTGTAATTGCATTACATAGTTTACAAGATTTATATACTCTCGTGCAATGCCTTGTGCTTCCTGCCTAGATGTAGATATTGCAGGAGCAGTGCCAGTATTTGCTCGCTTTACAAATAGTTCTAGATTACTTGTGTTGGGTAATCTCATGTATTCTTTAAAACTTCCTGCATTTCCAGTTTTGTTTTAAATGGACCTTTAAACTCGTTCCTGCTCAGTGTAATCAACTTAGGGCAGTAACTTGGTAACCATCTATCAAACTGAATAATATAATAGCCAGCACAGTAGAAACTCTGACTGTTTGCAGTTTTAGTATAGAGTGGTAGTTTACGCTTCATGTCGTACATAGCATTATGCGGAACAGTCTTTGTAGGATATCCATGTACTTCTGTTAGAGGTTTTTCTTTAGGAGCCCTAGCAATTTCTCTTCCAGTCATAAGATGGATATTAAATCTATTTGCTAGTTCTTCTAAATTGCTGCACTTGCCTACATTCTTGCCGTCAATGTTAACAATAAGATAGGTTCCCTTGCGTATAGTACCTACGCGAGTGCCATTTTGCTCTACAATCCAGAACTTGTTATCAACTACTGGTTTTGCTTTAAGCATTGTAGCCTCTCTGGAGCCATTCTGCATACTTTGTAACATCTTCAGCAATCCTATTCAGTTCATATTTGCCGCAAAATTTAAGGAACTTTGCGCCTACCATACTACCATTAGTTTTAGATTCTAACTGTTCTTCTATAGCACTGTCGATATAGACTTTAAGTTCCTGCGGCTGTGCAGTTAAGTCTACAAGTGTGCGATTGCGTTCGTAATCGTCTAGTACACGATGCTCATCACCATTGTGATCAGTCCAGCGTTGTAGCATTAGGTTGTTCCAGTTATAACCTTTTGTGTTGCGATCTTCAAATGCTTCTTGCAATCCTACTTTGTTCTTTGTACCTTTTGTACGCACACCTGGATAAGCACTGAACACATTGTCAGTTGCATCGCCACGCACACATTTTTCAAACAGTAACCATTCAGGGTTAGGTGCTTCTTTAGGTTCACCTGTTTTCTTATCCTTTACAGGCTTGCCATAATCATCAAATATGCCTTCAAGTGTAATCATCTGGTTAGTGATGCCGTTATACTGCTTTACATTGTCGCTAACTAACTGCACAAAATCAGTGTCACTGCTTAGTATAATGTGCTGATCATTATTGTGTTTGCTGATCCAACGAGCAATAATATCGTCTGCTTCTGCTATTTCGCAGCGTAGCACACTACAGTTGCTCTGCTCTGCTAAAAACTTTGTTAGCTCGTCATAGGCTTCCCAGAACAGTTTATCTTCTTCTTGCTGTTCTTCTGTTAGAGCATCGTGTGCTACTTTACGATTCTTTTTGTAAGGCTCGTAAAAGTCCTTGCGCCAACTACGGCCTTCTAGTGCAAATACAACATGATCCGCATTTGTTTGACGCCATACTTTGTTAATTGCACTCATAGTAACATGGATAGCAAAGCCTAAACGTGTCCAGGTATCCATGCCACGATGTGCAACATGGCGTGCTCTAAAGAATGTATTTGCTGTATCTACTAGTAGGTATGTACTCATACTTACCTCGGCTTGTATGGTTGAACAGTTGCAGTTATTACTTTAGTAATAGTACTACTTTCTGGCGCTCCTGTCAATCGTATATGTAATTCTTTTGCCCATGCTTTATGAGCATCCTCTCCATAGTGATTACCGCCAAAATTTGCTGGTAAAAATCCTTTACTCTTAGCCCAGTTAATATACACTAAATCAGGACTATACGGATCTATATAGCAATTTCCCCAATCTTTCGTTTCAACCCAGTCTGGATTAAACGGTTGCATTGCGTTAAAGAATAAATGCTGTACATTTTTTTCTGTTAGTTCTAAGTGGAAGTCCCAGATTTTATCGTGCCAATGTATTTGCTTTTCTCTCAAAGTATCCTGTGTTTGATTAGCAACCCAATTTTTATAATGTTCTTGTAAATCTTCCGGCACACTGTCAGTACCGCTTGCAGTTAATTGATAGTACCTATCGACATGGAAAATTTCTTCTCTTTCCCAAGAGCTCCAACCAATTATTATAGTCTTGGATGTTTTGTATATCTCGTCTAGGAATATTCTTGTAGTGCGTAGAATACGATCATTACTGCTAGCACTTTCAGCATCTAAAAAGTATCCACAATTAAGTCTTCTTGACAAATGATGACCAAAAGTTTTGGGTATAGCTAGTGGATGTGGCGTTCTACCATAATGAAAGTATTGCTTATCGTCTTCTGCAAAACAAAAATCTTCTACTAGTTCTGCACCGGCACTATGACTGTCGCCGTTAACGTAGAGTATCATTATTAATCTTTTCTTTTACATGCCACAAGTAATCTGAAATAAAAACTATAAATGCTAGAGCTAGGGGTTTAACAAACAAACCAAAGATTAAAGGCACGCCGCAAAATAGCATAAGTGACTTTAACATATACCTTGAGTAGTCATTTACACGATCTGGCTTTATTGGTTTTATCATCTGTATTCTGACTTGCCGCCGCCTAAGTCGTTTCTAGTTACCATTGCTTGATCTTTTTCGTATGTTTCCATAACTACTTGTCTACATACATCCTGGAACCAGCGATCAACCATGTCATGTTCGTCTTCATCACGGTAACCTGCTTTCCAGAGACGCTTAATAAAGTGTTCGTTCCAGTCTAATTCAAATGCACCATTACCAGGATTTTCAGGATCTAACTCTAATCCGATAACATTTACCCAGGGCTCGCCAGCTTCTGTAGCCTTCTCTTTTTCTGACTTTACTTTTGCTCGTGGTGCTGCTTGTTTTACTTTTTTTGCATTGCCCAAGCCTATAGCACGTTTTGCATTATCTAAAAGTCCCATTCTAATATTTCTCCTGTGTGCACTTCAAACTCATTAATTTCTTCTGGCGTAACTTTGCCAAGTACTACTGCCGCTGCTCTTATTGTATTACGATGACAAACAATTACATGTGGTAATTCGTTGGATCTATCTTCTATTTCTTTTAAAAATCCATAAACTCTTGCGGCAGTGTCTTGTAAACTTTCTCCATTTGCAGGTTTAGTTTTCCACCCTTTAAGTATTTTTGTAAATTGATCTTCTCCAAGTAATAGTTTTATTTGGTCCCTTTTCTTACCACTCCAGTCACCAAAATCTCTTTCTCGTATAGCAGGGCTAACTTGTGGAGTAATATTCCAACCTGTTGACTCTGAGATTATATTAGCAGTGTTAAAACTTCTACGCAAATCACTAGAGTATAGGTTTGCAATACTACCATATTTTTCGCAAAGATATTTACCTGCTTTTTGTGCTTCTTCCTTGCCCAGTTCAGTAAGATCAGGATCGTGCCAACCTGTGCAACGATTTTCTAGGTTATACTCGCTTTCGCCATGTCTTACCCAAACTGATTTCATTGGAATACACTCCTAATGTTATTTAAAATTTTATTCTCTACACTATCACCCATTACTAGATCGTAGTTGTGTTCGATTTCCTTCAAATGATCAAAATAAAAGTCTTTAATAAAATCTTTGCCCTTAATAACAACTGATATCATTGCATCTACTTTTTCTAAAAAAGTCATATTATCATATCCGGATGGCAATAAGTCTTCCATCATTTCGAATCCTAAATCTTTCAAGTAAGCATAATGTCCTTGTGCGCCAACTATCAAGGGAATCTGCTTGCTACTAAAAGGTTTTTGTGACTTTTCACTAAAAAAAGGGCTATTTAGATTTAAGTAAAATGGATATTCTGTTGCTGTGGTTTCCGTAACAATGTTACAATATGCATTTTTCCAGGCAGGATGATCTGTTCCATGTGCCCAAATCATGTGTTCTTTATGGTTGTTAAAACTTAAATATTTACTTGTGTCCTCTTCATATGATATAGGTAACATTTTTAAATATTGATCTAGATTTGGCAGATTAACACCTGAGTATATATCTTTTGAATCCTCTGATAACCGTTCTATTATATAATCATCATAATCAGTACGATTTTGAGAAAAAATAATTTTATCCAAAAGGTCATGGGAATAAAATTTATGCCCTATTACTATGCGTTCAGGAGAAAGAGTATTGTTTAAACAACTAAAGCCATAATCTAAATCTCTAGTAGATAAAACATCTACCTCAGGTTTGTGTCGCATAAAGTAAAAAGCAGGAAAAGATATTTTATAATGTAAATTGTTATACTTGGTGTTAGTATAACCCAGTGTTTGCAATATAATAGTTTTTCCTGTTAAACTTGGATGATTAAAAACATCACTATCGTTAAATCTCCATGGATCAATACATGTTATCAAAACACAATCAGATAGTATTTGTTTATCCTGCAGTTCTTTATCGGGATCGAGAGATGATATATTGATTATATCTGGATAATACCCAACATCATTTAGTACTGGTATTAAATGCTTGTCTATCATACCTCTGCCAGAATAAGAGCCAGGCTCTGTCATAGTCCAGCTTTCCTTGCTCTTTCTTCAAGAGTTTCGTTTAAATTGTTAACTGCTTCGTAGGAAGGATAACCTTTTTCATTAACAGGACTAGGTACCCCAGGCGTTGCCGAATACGTCGACGTGGAGTCTTGGGCTGTAGCAGTAGCCTTTTTGGAGTGCAAGTTCTGCGACACTTTTTCCGTTAGCGAAGTAACTTTTTGTTGTCCCGCCGACAGCCATGATGTAAACCGAGCCTGTAACTCCTGCCGCTCTGTACTCTGCAACAGCTCTGTCAACTTCTGCCACGTCAATATCATCACAAACCACAAACTTGAGATACAGGTAGCTACCATTAACATCGCAGTAACTACGAGCAATGCTAGGCAATACAGCATCATTCCAATCATGTCCACTAACCGATAGTTTTGGGGAACATGACCATGTAACATGTAGTTGTTGATTATTGTTGAGGTAAGTCTTGAAATCTTCTCGCAAAGGCTGCGTGGTGTTAGTTTCGAAAGTGACATTTTTTAAGTCCTTCATACGTGGGTGTTCAAATAATTGTGTATAAACTCTTTGCCATCCAAGCAATGGTTCGCCACCTGTAATAACCAAATGCACATCTTGCCCGTTTTCCTGTGTCCAACAACCATTAGGAGTTAGGGCTAGCAGTCTATCTACAAGTGTGTCCAGATCTACATCATTTTGCAGATGCTTAAACGCTGGATGCCAAGCAGCATAACTATCACATCCTGTTTCCATAAGCGGCAATTTGTCAATACTGTCATATTTCTCAGGAAACGCCTTGGTTGTTTCATAGATAATTTCGTCAAGTCTTGTTTCTGTTTCACTAGCGTCGGCGTTCCTAGCAAGTCCAAACTTTGGGCAAGTAAAGTTGCAGCCATACATGCGAAGGAAAACACTGGGAACGCCAACGAATCTTCCTTCACCTTGAACACTGTAAAATGCTTCTGTGTATCTAATTTTCATATATAAGATCTCTCAATTCGCTTGTTGTTTCGGGCCACTTATTAAGGTTATAGCACTTCAATTCAAAACCTTTATTGCGTAACTTCCATTGCATCATTGCTTCATCTACATAAGTTAAATTTTCCATTGGAAAATTTTTATTATCTATTGTAGCATTAACTAAGTCTTCAATCAATCTATCCTTAAATAAAAATTTTTCATTATTTTTCCAATCTTTTTCAAGATTGTCAATCTCAAGTTGTGAGCGCACCACTTCTAAATTTAACCATGAGCAAAGATATCTAAATGTTAGTGAAAAATTGTCTCTAAGATCATTCATGTATATGATTTTAATTTTATTAGAATCATAATTTTTATAATCTATTATATTTGCTAGTTCTGTTTCTGATAATAATTGATCATATAGGTAAATGCTAAGAAATTCTCGCTCTTCCCAGATTTCTTTAGTACTTGATTCCCATGAATCTAAATTTGCAAACTCATTCTTATTTTTGAAATGCTCTATCCAACCTTCTGGATATATTTTTGTTTGTCTATTATTTAATAGCCAAATACAGTCTTCAAATCTAGGACATATGTATATAACTTTATCGTAACATTTGGTTAGTAACTCTAAACGTTCTATAAGGTTGTGATCCTTTTGACCCTTAGGGTGAAGAATAGCAAAAGTGTCTATGCCAAGCATTGGTTCAAGGTTTTCTAGACTAACTTTATCAAATTTAACAATTTGAGCATTCCAACTATGGCTATTGCCTTTACTAGTAAATGGTCTAAAATCCACTGGATACTCGCCCATTAACCACCTTAGAGTAAAACCTACAAAGTTACCATAAGCACCACCTGGATAAGTTATCACATAACTCATGTTAGGATATAGTTACACTCTTTTTTAGTTCAGCAATCATTTTATCTTTTGTAAGACGACGATCAAGTGTAACGCCGGCGCCAGCGGCCCAGTCATCAATTTGCTTTTTAGTCATCTTCTTAAGTTCTTCTTCTTTAATCACAGGCTTCTTTACTGCTTCCTTTGCTTTGGGCTTTGGTGCAGCCTTTGGCTTAACTGTTTGGTTGCCTGTTAGATATTGTGGTACAGACTCAACTTCTTTTTTCTCACTATCACCTAAAAACCATTTTAAAAAACCTTTAAACATTGTCATTCAAATTCTCCATCTTCTCTGTGTCCAACTCGCATAGCCATATTTGAGTCGGTTTCTCTTACTTCAACCCTACAGCACCAAACTCTAGTGCCAGGTTCCCAACTTGGTAAGAATATTGTGTTTACATACTCATAAAGGAAGTCTGCTAGACCTTCACATCCAGTCTTTTCAACTTCCGTAATTTTTGCTAGTCCTTTTTTGCCTAGGTCCAACAGAGTATCCCGGTCCGGATCATCCTGTGCTACTAGCAGTGTGTGATCAAACCAGTCTTCTAGGTTGTTCTTTAGTGGCTTTAGACCACCAAAGTCAACCACCCAGTTACGAGCATCTAAATCGTCTGTTTCAAATTCAAAGTGAAAGCTCAGTGCATAGCCATGGATTAAATTGCAATGACTGTCTGCTCTCCATTGCCTGTATGCAACTGGACCTAAATGCCTGTATGTTTTTGTACTAATATATTTGGCCATAGTTTATACTCCTTGATAAGAGTGTGCGGAATGTTTATAGAGGGACGAACACTTTAGACCTCTTGCTAATATAATACTACACTTATTTAGACGAGTCAACATTCATTTGAGATTAAGTTGCATTCTTTTTTCGAGAACATCTCCGTCCACTGCTTGAAATGCTAGAATACTACGCATTTCTTTGCAACGGCGTTGCGGCCCTTTGCCGATGTGTGGAATGCTGCCATCAAAGGTAATTAATTTACGAGGCTCATACTCACTTGCGACCATTTTACCATCAGCATCTACAAATACTGTTTCACCTCCCCAATTTCTTTCCCAATTTCTGTCTGTATACAAAACGCCAGTAATACTTGTATCAGGGTCAGGCCAGTCAGTGTGCCAGTCTCCATCCAACCCAAATGTATTTGCACTTGCCATACTCCGTACAAGAATATAATTTTCAGGAACAAGTTTCATAAATTCTTCAGTTAACTCCTTAGCAACTTCAGGCACGTCAGTGCCCCATGCTTTGGAACGTGGATCATAAAAATTTTGAAACCACATTGGAAAGTTTGGTTCAATTTCATTATCACTTACTTGACCAAATTTCCATCTTGCTCTAAGAATTAGTTCTCCAAGCACCTCTGAATGTTTGCCGTTTGTAATCCAATCTTTATATTCAGTAAACATAAGTTTTAATTTCCTTTGTTAGCTCTTTCAAATTGTCTTTCACGCAACATTTCAATACCGTCTAATTGTTCTTCTTCTGTAAGGTCTCGCCAGCCTCTTATTTCTTTAGGTGTACGAGCACAACCTAAACAGTAACCATCGTCGCCTATTGTGCATACGCTGATGCACGGTGAATATTTTGCTTTGGGCATTACCACCACTCCTCATATGGAAATACAACCCATGTGTCTTCTTCTGCTTTGTTGATTTCAATACTAGTATAATTGATTTCAAAAGGGCTTGCAAGATTATTTACTATAGTAGCAAATCTTACATTACTGCCCCAAATATTATTCCAACTTGGATCACGTGGCAGACAACCTGCCTGCCAATCTTCTTTAATCCATTGGAATGTAGCACCAGTATCGTTGATGTCGTCTACAATAAGAATCTTTTTACGCTTTCCTTCAGATGTTTTATTGTGTCCCATTGCAGGATCGTAGTAGTCTTTGTCATCATATCCATACGCATCTTCAGCCATCCACAGTGCATGTTCGGGACTGTTGTCAGAGTCTCTTAACCTGACATCAATTGTTTCCATTCGAATGCCTGTTAGATGACTCATCATTACGGCAGGAATCAATCCACCTCTTGTAATGCCTACAATGTAATCAGGACGCCAGTTATGACGATACATTTGGCGTACAATGTCATGCACGCCCTTTTGAATTTGTTTGTCAGATAGATACAGTTTTTTCATCTCTTACCTTCTGCTTTCTCCATGCAAAATACTTCTCATTATGCACCCATTTGCCATTTACAATAAAACCCCATTCGCGAAGTTTTGGGCCAGGGATAAAAAGAGTCCATGCATTTGTTCCAGGCTTTAATTCTACACGATGTAGACTTTTTGGTCCACTTATACGCATGTGTCCTGGACCACGCCAAAACCGTCCTTGGGGTGTAGTCTCCCAGTAACCGCCTCGTAGTATAAGTGTAAAGTAGGGCCACGGATGATCATGAAGTTCATCTGGATCCCCTTGTAAAAACTTGTGCAAAAAGATGTTAAATGGAAACCATTTGCGATCTTTTAGGAATAGATAATACCTAACCAAATAGGGCTTTTGACCAACTCTGTCAAGTATAATTCTTTTCCTGTCTTTGAAAAATTTCATAGGCTATATTCATAGTTATCAGTTGCAGTATTGTTCTGCAAAGTAACTGCTCCGTTATTTAGATGGAATCGTCTAGCCATGTCAGTTTTTGGACTCAATGTAACTAGACGTTTGATCCCTTCTTTTTCTCTGCATAAATCCAGTAATTCGAAAACAATGGTTCTGCCAGCTCGTGGTGCTTTACTCCATACTGTGTAAGCAATAGCAATAGATCCATTTTCAACACTAAACTGATCTAGTTCCTTTACAGTAGTAGGAACTTCGTTTGTATAGGCTACACATATTGCTGCACGATATTTTCCATCCTCTTCCAATACATAGATCTCTCGCCCAGCACTTAACCTAAAGTCTAGTGAAAGTTCTGGACGCACCGGATCATGACTTACGTCGAACTCTAATGCTTCTACATTTTCATATGTTAGTTTAGTTAGGCTCAACCTATAACTCCTTAAAATTTAATGTCTACTTTAATACCAACATTCACTTCGTTGTTATTTTTTATACCGGCTACATTTGCTCGATGTTCAGCATAGCCAGCAACTGACATATCGTTTAAGTTATATTTTACAAAAAGACCAGTGTCATATTCAATATATTTCGTACTTGCATCTGCACTTCCTTCATTGAATAATACATCGCCGTCAAGTGTGCGTCCTACTGGCACTTTGTAGTTCATTTTACCACTGCTAATAGCCATTGGCTGACTAAAGTTGGCGCCTACCGTCCATCCATTATCGAACTGGTAACCAGCACCAATGCCCCAACTATTGCTTACAAGGTCAGTGTAACCGGTAACTAGGCTAAACTCTTTGGACTTTTCAACATCAGTTAATCCTAACTGTAGGTTACCAAATGCAAACCAATTGTCATCAAACTTATGGTTTACATTTACACCAGCATAGTTTGTTATGTGTGTTTTGCCAACACCCATAAAACCTTGTTGCGTGTTATTAAGGAACTTGTCTGTTTCCTTAACCATTCCAATGCTAGCAACAAATTGTGTGCTTGAGTTGTCTACTAGTACATATGCTAGTCTTAAACCCCAATCTCCTTTAAGTTGGTTTTCTTCATCAAACTTAAAACTGGTTATGAGATCATCATTAATGATATACTTTTCGCTACCACCAGCAAGATTCCAATAACCGTCATAGGTTCCTCCAAAACTTAAAGTTTCAACTTGTGATCCAGGACGAGTGTCGACTGCTTGAGCATTGTTTAGGTCTACACTAAAGTCACGCTCAAAACTATCTAACACTGCTACATTGCTTAATGCAGCGAACGCATCTGTGCTTACAGTGCCTACGCCTGCGCCGCCGCTAAGTGTTTCAATGTTAGCAATGGCACCGCTTGTGCGTCCTGTTGTAGGAATGCCTGTGGCGCCCACGGGTTGCGTTGCTTTGTCCAAGTCAAGCAAACCCTGCCCGTGTACAGTTACATCATATCCAGGAAGATCCTTGTCTGCTGTAAGAAGTAATAGTTGAACAAGGTTAGCACCCATCATGTGTGGCCACATCTGATGTATGATACCAATAGCACCTGTTACAACTGGTGCAGCCATTGATGTACCACTCATTAATCTGTCAGTTCCATCTTTGTATGCACTCTGGATATTGTCACCTGGAGCAAGAATGTAAAAGTCACTTGCTCGAGCAGCGTCTTTACATACATTGTTTGTGAAGTCCCAGGTTGCACACACAGTACCAGCCTTGTTGCTATAACTTGCAACCTGCTGATTAACTGTATCATATGACCCAACAATTATCATACGGCCACCTAATATTAGGTTACCATTTGCATCAGTTGCGTGAGCCATTTGTGCACTACCACTTACATAGTCCTTACGCAAATTACCTGCACTGTTAACAAGTATTTGATTGCTGCCTAATGCAGTAGCCCATAATGGAGCCTCTACTACACTGCCATTATACCCGTTTACACCATAGTAGTAATGGTTGCTGTACTTGAGTCCTCTTGTGCCTGATTCAGTTATGCTGTATTGGAATGCTAAGTCTTCCGCATAGTTTGCACTAACATTAAAAGCCACACTTCCAAGATCTCTTGCCCAGGCTGCTGCAACCAGAGCCCTTTGGAAACTATAACCAGTACTATCTGAAATTTTTGCTACAGCAACATCAGCATCAAATGCAACACCATGTGTGCCTAATCCGTTTTTACGGCCGGCAGCAATTCCCATTACATGACTGCCGTGTCCTACATTATCATCCATAAATGTAGTATCGTTAGTCATTGTGTTAAACTCATGCTTAACTGCACCAACTAGATCAGGATGATCTCTATCCCATCCTGTATCAGCAATGGTGATCAAACTACCTTTGCCAGTCCAACCACGAGAGTAAGCAACATCTGCGTTAATTGCTAACTTGTAGTTTGTGCCACTTGTACCAGCAAATTCAGTTGTGCGATAACTTACAGGATCAGGATTATATCCTGCTGTACGAGTTCCCATATTGGGATCGTCATCATTTACAACTTCTACTTCTCGTGTAGTAGTACTCACTACAACATTCCAATTATCTGTTTGCACTGTATCAGATGTTGTTACTGTAACTACTGTTTCGCCTCTAATGGTATCAGTTCTACCATCTGTCCATGTTTGTACTGTTACAGGTGTGGTACTTGTAGTAGTTGTGGTTGTTACAGTAGCAGTAGTTGTATAATACCTTGTAACTGTAGTTGTTTCAATATTGTTAGAAGTAGAGGTTGTAGTCCTGTCTTCATATGTAGTTGCAAATACAGGATCAGATTCAGTTACTTGTGTTACAACTTCATTAGTTGTAGTTTCTGATGCTACTATATGTTCAGTTGTAGTTTGTACTATAGTTTCATTAGTAACAACATCAACTATATTTTCTATACTTCTTGAGATATCCATATCACCATCGTTATGACTAAACCTATGACCATCTGTATACTCATATACAGTAATGTTAGGGTTAATAGTTTCAGTGATAACCGGCGTAGTTGTAGTGGTAACTGATCGCCTTATAGTAGTGTTTAGTATACTACCATCAGGATTTGTAGTAGTTTCTACACGGTCAGTATTTTCTACAACAACTTCAGGCCGGCCTTGTCTTACAGTTACTACTGTATCTTCCTGTCTTGTAGTATAAGGTACTACTTCCTCGATATCCTCTCTTGATTTTTCAGTAACTATGCCAGTTGATGTTTCATTGGTCACTGATCTTGGTGTAGAAACAATTATAGTAGGAGGTGAGCCATCAGTGTAGTTGATAGTTGTAACATTTTGAGTAGTAATAGTTGTTCTATGTATTGACCTTTTGTGTTCTTTTATAACTCTAGTAAATGTATGTTTGCGTATTAGATCGTTAATACTGGTACCTCCGCTACGCACAAGGTTAATATCTTCTATAATATCAGGCAAAGTTTCAACAATGTCATCGGAAACATTGCTTATCTCCACTGAACTAACTGTAGATGAACCCCTATCTATTACTGGAATCTGTGCTTTTTCCTGTTCTATCCTTTGTTCAAGTGCTGCGTCAGTAAGCAAAAATTCAAAGTCATCTGTGTCATATCTTCCGCCATTTGCTACATTGTCAAATTTGGGCCGTAAGTCGCTAATAATTTTTATTACTGCCTCTGCTTCGCGCCATTCAGAAGAGTTCATTTTTGCTAAAAGTAAATTGCCATCTATTCTTCTTTTGTATGTATTCCATTCGTTCAATACATTATCTATTATAACAACAAATTCCCTGGCATCCTGTCGGTCTTCATCATCAGGATTGAGTATAGCCTGAACAGTTGCTGAAGTAGTTGTCTCTTCTATTTTATCTTTCAACTCCTTTAACGCATCGCTAATTTCTGCTAAAGGAGAAACTGATGGAGGAAGAGGATCAGTCGGTGGTTTAGGATTAGTAGGTGGTGTAGGTTTTACTGGTTCTTCTGGTGGTGGATCCAACCTTTTCTTTATAGCATCACCACCGCCGCCTTGGCAAGCAGATAAGATCAACATAGACGCTAATAGCGCAAAGAAGAACGACTTTTTCATAGAATATCACACCTTTCTAACAGTAATATTAACATATGTTAGAAATTAGTCAACCGTTTTTGTATCTGATTGTATAGGTATTCAGCCCATAAGTAATGTGCTTCGGGCGTAGGATGTTTACTACCAACTTTAAAATTTAGTGGGCTGTTAATTAACCATTCTGTTAATGCTTCTGCTTTTTTAAATTCTTGTAATACAGATTTAATCCAAACTTCGTAATCATAATTTTTAAAGTTTGTTGCTGTTAATAGTTTGTCAAATGCCCAACTGTTTACCGTATATGTGTTAGTTGGAGGTTTAATTCCTATATGTTCACCTATTAAATCTATCCATGATTTATCCAATGTTGGCAAATTAGGATAGTTACTATCTACAAAATTAGTTGCGAAAAGGGAAGTATATTTAAACTTTGCAAATTGTGTTTCTACCCATTTGCTTTGTAAATTTTGCACATCTTGTAAAGTTTCTGTTACTTCTAAGTCAGCAAAATAGTTTCTATTGTTGTCAAATTCAGGAACATTAAAATCTCTTCCTACTTCTGTTAGAGTGCAAACTATTATAACGTTTTTGTAATCGTAGGTTTTATTAATACAATCATTATATTGTTTAGCAATCCACGCATTGCTAGCACCGCTCAATGCTATATTTTGCCATTGTGCATTTAACATGTTTGACAAATGATAGCCGAATATAGTTTTTAATCTATCTAAGCCTTTTTCTTCAAGACTTTCACCCCATGTCCAACTTTCGCCAATTGTGATTAATAAAGTATCAGTCATTAATCGTTTTTCTTAGAAAGAATATCCCATGCTATGTAATGTTGTTCTAGTTCTATGTACTCTTCCCACTTGGCTTTAAGTTCTGGATATTTTTCAATAAGTTCTATCCTTTGCCAAGTTGCTGCTAGGGGATGTGGGTGTGTTTTAAAAATTTGTTTCACTGGAGTTCTTGTGCTAGGATCTGCACCCAAGTCTCGTTCATAGACAGTTAGGCCGCCGTCTGGGGATTCGTATATTTTTGGAGTATTTCCCATGTTTCTGTCCAATCCTTGACATGACTTACAATACAATCACTTCTACCACTCAAAGCATGCGCTATACAATAATCATTGCCGCCAGGCTGGCATGCATCACCAAAGAAATGTACGGGCATCCCAGCAAAATGTTTTAGGCATTGAGACTTGTCTGCGCCCTTGGGATAAATGTCTATTCCTGTCTCGCCACCTATAACAGCGGTAAGATCAGGATATTGTCTTTCTACTAATTGGCATAGCTGCTCTCTTTCGCGATGTTCACAATCCCATTCATAGTAGTCTTTGCGTTGTTGTCCTACTGCTCCGCGGCCAACAGTACTAAAATTTACCATACCTGTTCTAACTTCTATATTTTTTTCATAGTTGTGTGGGTATGGACTCAGGTCTACTAGTTGATTTAGGAATGCATGGAATTGGCGACTTGGTTTCCAATTATTGCGATAAAAAGGTTTGCCTTTTTTGTATACATCATTTGCTATACAGTTAAAACTATAGTCTGCTTGATTAAAGATATCCAAACCTACTTGCTCTATAGTCTTTTGTGTATCACTACCTGTAACAAAACTAAAGTTGGGTAACTGTAGCAGTGTTTCAGCCATTTCAGGAGTCATATGTTCCCTATATGGGGTTATTGTATTGTCTACATCAAAAAGGAAAATCATACCAATTCTTCTGCAATGCCAATAACTTCAGCAGTTGCAAACATGATTGCTGCTGTACCTAAATTGCCTGTAAACAGTGCAGCACATGCGCCTAAACGCACAATGCTTTTTACTAGGCTAGCATAAAAATGATTACGACTTGGGTCTCTACCTGCTGGTACTGTAATGCGTTCTGGCATGGGCATTGGTTATCTCCTTTTTGGTAATATTATTTTTTAAAAGATTTTTTCTTCTAAGCGCATAAAAGTCAAAATCTGTGGTGTCTTGTAGTTGTGGGTTAATTACAATGTCTTTACAATATAATGGATACTTAGTATCTTTGTCAAACAAAAAATGTTTTTGTGTAAATTTATCAGATTCTGTTAAATTAATAAAATGCTCTCCACATTCTATTGCTAAGTCGTAGGCAGCTTGTTTATTATTATACAGAAACTCATAACTAAAAGAATGCATATTATGGCCATGACTTTTAGTTTCGTCTATGTCTAACTTGCCTTGTTTAAGATATGTTGTTACAAGGCTTTTGAGTTCTTTGAAGTGGTTGCCAAAAATCTTATGTTGCTGTACCATGTTAAACAATGTATCGTAATATTTTTTATAGGAAACATTTTGATATCTTACAGTCTTTGCAACTTGTTGACTGTAGCCACTTATGTGCCACTGTATAATTAGCCAACCGTACATGTATCCAGTCACAATATCTTCTAGAGACATAGTACTGGTGCCATTGACAAGTTCTATTTCCTCTTGTATATCTTTATAGTCATTGCTATTATAGAGTGCAAAATAGTCTGAACTGGAAATTCGGGAAATTTTATATTTTTCTATACTAGTAGGAGAAGCCATTTCGCTACGTTCTAGTAACTGGGCAAACCACATGTCTATGCTGTTATGTTGGCCAAGTTCTAGTAATTTGCATAAACCTTCACACCAACTATTCAATGTTTCCTCAGGCAAACCAAGTATTACTTCAGTGTAGGTGCCCACATTGTATTGCTTGCTGAGTTCCATTAGATTTCCAATTTTGTTTACATCCATGTTTTTCCTTTTTATTGCTTCCAAGGTAACATCATGCATGCTTTGAACACTTACTGTAACGCCTTTGCTATATTCTCCTATAATTTGTGCTATCTGAAAAACTATTTCTGTGCTGTTTTTAGCATACTGTAGATTTATAGCCTCTACTCCACTGCTATCAGCTACTCTTCTTAGTATACGTGCAATTTCTAAATCTCGTTCTTTAAATATTCCAAAGTTAGCATCTGCACAGATAATGTAACTTATAGGCTTGCCTATTGCCCACTCTAAATCTTTAGTAATCCGGTCTAACTCTAATCGTCTAACCTTGCTGTATGTAACTCCGCCCCAGTCGCAAAATGTACAAGAGTATGGACACCCCCTATTAGTTTCAAATGTCATACTCCAAAGTGCGTTAGGATTTTCTGCTATAAGTTTATCGAATATACCTGTTAGATAGGGACTGGGAATTTCTAAATTTGTAAGTCTCTGTCTGTTGTATGTCTGTTTAGGAGTTTCAGCAGTTAAAAAGTCAACAAAACTTTCTTCACCTTCTGCAATGATAACACTGTCTATAAATGGATAATCAAGTAATCTATTGCTTGCTTGAGCGCCGCCAAAAACTATTTTTACATCTGGAAAGTTTTGCTTTACTAATTGGGCAAGGCTTAAACAATACTTTTCGTTCCATACATAACAGCTAAACCCGCAAACAGCAGGCGGCTGTTTTTTCATACGTTCAATAATGTTACGAGGATCTTCTCGCTTGAAACCAAGCTCTGCTAACTGGTACCTTTCCTGTACTTCAGGAAACGTGTTAGCATAAGTCCATAAACAACCTGCACTGTATGGCAACCAATAAGTGTTTTCTTTTCTTCTTTCAACTGCATATTGAGGTTGGAAAAGATAAACATTTAACTTAGTTTGATTTTCCATATTTCTATAGTTTTATCCAATCCCTCGTCTATTGACACTTTAGGTTGCCAACCTAACACTTTTGTAATTAGATCATGATTACTGTTTAGCCAATAAATCTCTCCATCTCTGGTAGGACGCTTATTCCAGTTTATTTGACCATGCCAATTAAGTTTTTTTCCAATTATATTTACATAGTCTTCTATACTAAGTGCGTTATCTGGACCAATAGTAAAAATTTTACCTGTGTTAACTTTTTCTGGATTTGTAATGACTGTCATCCATGCTTCTATAAGATCGTCAACATAGATAAAATTACGCCAAGGTTTAGCGTAACCCATGTCAATTTCGTGTGGATTTTTTAACATGCGACTAATAATTGCTTCTGTAACAAAGAAATCGTTGTCGTGTCTGCCATATGCATTAGTTTGCCTTATAGCAGTAAATGGCAAATTTAAACAACGATGTGCGTACTCTAAATACTTTTCACATCCATACTTTGCTACTGCATAAGGAGCGTTTGGGTTAGGTATAGTATTCTCGTCAAATGCTACTCTAGTTTTATATGTTCCAGTGTGTTCGATTTCATCACTAATAGGCTGCCATCCGTAAACTTCCATTGTACTAGCAAATACGAAGTTTTTAAGATTTTTTAGTGTTTTAGCACTTTCTATAAGGTTTAGTGTGCCAATATAATTGACTTCACTAAAACTTATTTGCTCGTAAAAACTCTTTTCTACTTCGGTCCTAGCAGCCAAATGTACAATAAGGTCTGGATTTACATTTGCAACTTCTGCTTTTACATCAGCATGATTTAATAAATCACTTTGCAAATGATGTAATTCGTATTCTTTTTCAAGTCTAGGCGTTATGGCCTGACCTATAAACCCACTGCTGCCAGTTAATAGTAATTTCATCTTGGTGCAAATTCCTGTTGCAATTTAATATTGTCCATAAACTCTTTCTTGCAAGCAGGATCATTATGGAAACTGCCACGCAAAACTGTAGTTTGTGTTAGACTACTGTGTGCCATGATACCACGGTTCTCACAACAGCCATGCGTCGCTTGTATATATACGCCGACGTTCTTGCTGCCAGTGGCATTCATAATTTCTCTTGCAATATCCATGGCAAGTTCTTCTTGTAGTGTACCACGCCTTGCACACCATTGCGCTATGCGTGTATACTTGCTCAAACCAATAAGTTTATCTGCGGCAATAATACCTATATAAGCGACACCTGCAACTGGTTGATGATGATGGCTGCACATGCTTTTAAGTTCACTACGCACAACCAGCATGCCATCATATGGTTCATCAGTATGATTAGGAAAAGCAGTTGCTTTGGGTTTAGGATTATACCGGCCGCTCATTATCTCTTTAATGTACATCTTGGCCAAACGTCTGCCAGTATCACGACTATTTGGATCTGTATAACGATCGATAACCAAACTATCTATAACACTTTCAAACTTACCAGTAAGTTCGTCAATAAGTGCTTCTTTGTCACCTGGTTCTAGATATTGGCTTATGTTGTCGCCAGCCCAGTAGCGTCCATTTTTTTGTTTTATTCGTTCTATAATTTTTTCGGAAGTATTTCTCATGCACTAAGTTCCTTTACTTTGTTTATTCTTGCAAATATGTAATCTGCTATTTTTTGGGCACTAGACGAACTATAATGGTAATAGTGTTTATTGTCAACAACAGTTTCCCTATGCCATGCGAAATCGTCATAGTGTATTAAATATTTCGCCGGTATCCAATTTAAATCTACTTCAAAATCATGATAAGGATCACCTACACTGTAGCCATTATATAAGTAATCAATTATTATTAAAAAGGGAACTTTCTTATCCAATAACCTACGACATGCATCGCTCATAATCCATGTATCATATTGTAATTTTATATTCTGGTCAAACATATCCACAACATAAGATTTTAAAGTATCTAGGAAAGTCTCTGGCAAAACTTTTTTATAGTCCTCATTCCATATAGTCTCAAAATTACCAAGTACATCTACAGCAATAGTAGGATCTTTCATCATTTCTTTGCCTATGTCTGATATTGCAGGTTGCCTAGTGTCTGGATAATGTATATTCTTGCCTATTAGTTCCTTTACATATGTTTTTCCTTTTAAAGGAACTTCAATACGTCCAGGAGTAGTTGTGCTTATTATTACAAAATCTGCATCAAGTTTAACTGCCTGATCTATTTGCAAACAAATTGCAAAATTACTTGCTCCTGGGCGAGCTAAGTTATATAAATCCCAGCCATGATCTTTACACAGTATCTCTGAAAAACTAGATGATGGGTCATTATTATCTATACTAGCCCAAGAATCACCACAGACAGCTAATTTCATCACTGAACTTCCGTGTTTAATAGTCTGTCCATCATAACGTCACAGCTCAAATAATCTTGGACAAGAATACTCTGTTGCTCACGAATTAGGTTATGATAGTTAGAATAGTTGTCCAGTTTGTCTTGTATAAACTCAACTACTCTATGTTTGTTCTTTTCGTAACTCTCCTGATTGATAGTCCATTCACTGGGATATTTAAATTCATCCAAATACATTTCACTGTAACTGCAACGATCCGGCACAACAGGTATTGCTCCAGTCAGCACCGCTTCCATGACACTGATGCCAAGATTTTCATGCAATGCACAACTAAAAATAAGTTTACTTGTACCCATTGTAGCATAGTAATCAGGTTTACTCAAGTTCATTTTTTGTGTGATTACCATGTCAAAATCAGTGCTCAAGTCTTCTGCTATCTCTGGCTGCTTGTCAGCATTGTATCTGTGCGGCCACATAACACGATTTTGTTTAGGCGTGCTTTGATGTTTAACAAGATCTGCAATTATCAGTTCGTGTGGCTGTCCACTACGCACTGCTTTATAATGATACTCTTCTGGAATGTTTAAGTTGTTGAGGAACATCCTGCGATGGTTCTCACTGGCGTAATAGTTGTAATCGCTACTGTGATACCAACTGCGCTCTGCTTCCCAGGGCCAGGGCTTGTTCATTTTGTAGCCCAGTATGTCGCTAGGATCATATGCGCCAGCATGCCAGATACTGTGTATTTCTACTGGAATGTCCAGCAAATCGCTCATGTATTTGATAGGTGTAATAATAAAGTTCCAGGCATCAGTAACCAAAAACTTGTCGCCAGGCTTAATTTCTCCTGCACTGAACATCTTGCTAACAGTTACAGTCTGGCTTGCTTTATAAACATTTGTAGCACCAAAGTCCAGGAACGCACCTGCTGTTGTGTTGTCAGGCACAGTCTCACCTTCAATAGTAACTACCTGATAATCTAAGCCCTGTTCCTGAATACGCTGTTCCAGTATATTGGGAATGTTTGTATACCACTGTTTAGTATATCTCTGGTCAATTGGTTCCAGACATATAATATAAATGGTGCTCATCTAGCATCATCCTCTTCCTGGCTACTGTCTATATCAGTGTTGGTTGTGGGAACATCAAAACTAAACAAACTGTCAAATGCGTTTGTGTTTTTAAGATTTTTAATACGGCTTAGTTTACTAATCAAACCTTCATGCTTGTCAAGTTCTGCATCAATAGCAGCCATGCTCTTGTTGTAATCTCTAGCAAACAAGTCTACACAGAGCTCCTGGAACTGTAGATATTGATCAGGTATCCATTCATTCATACCAATGGGTCGTGCCATTAGACGGTTAGCCATTTGCACTGAGTCAATATGCTTGTAGATGTTATGTCCCATCATTAAACAGTATGCAAAACTATCCCAACTGGTTTTGCCTTCCTTACCAATCTTGTTTAAGTCGCCTGGATCATACCAGTTAACATCACGCCAGGTAAGTCTAGCACCAATAGGACTGTCGTCCCAGGGCCAGGGTGCTTCTTTGTGTGCGGGATCCTTTTCGTCTACCATGTGTACCATGTTGTAACCAATACGCTTGTTATTAAATGTATTGTCAGTGTACACTTGGCCGTTTGCTGTAGCAATAAATGGACTTGCACAATCCATGCTTATTGTAAGGTCTGGATTTATAGACTTCCTAATAGCCCGTTGCATTGCAGTATACATCACACCCTGATCAAGTCTACCTGTACCTAGGAAGTGAATCCATTCTGCTTTTTGTAGCAATCCAAGTTCTTTGAGATATAGCAACCTTCTTAAACTGTGGTTAAGGTTTGTTTTTTGTACACCACCAAATGCCCAGCCACTTGTTTCATTTACAATAGGCAAGCATACATTGTCAAACCAATCATCTGCTTGCTCGTATGTGCTGCCCTGCAGAACATTTAGGAACTTTGTTTTGCCCTGTCTATGTTTAAAGAAGTAGTTATTGTTTGCCTTGGTAGCGTCGCGGAACTCTGCGTAGTCATTCAAACCACAGCGTGGCTTACCAGTTTTTTCGTCAACAAAGTTTAAACCATTTGTAGGAATATCCAGTACCATACTGTAGTCTGCTGTATTTTCCAACCAGTTTAAAACTGTACCACGCTGTTTGTCTGTAGCAGCACATTGCCCTTCAGGCTCTAGCCAGTTGCCTTGCCAAACGCCTTTGCTGATCTGGAATCCGCCACTGTCACCAATAAGCACTGTATTGTCTCTGTCACGCTTATGGATCATGCTTTCACGATCCACTGCTTTAGCCATGTCTAGTTCAGCATGCCCAGCACTGTAGAGTACATGATTGTATGTAAAGTAGCCCTGCTCTGGATTGAGAAAGTTAAGTCCTTCTATACCATTTTCAAACTTTGCAGGTATACGAGACTGTTCTACATGATTGGGGTCTTGTTGTTGTTTGCTTACATAACTCTGATAAAAGCCGCTAAGTGCAGGAGTAAACACTGCGTAGTCATAATTCTTTTCGCTTAGATTAACTCTGGTTGCCATATCTTTACCTTCTTAATATCTAATGATAAGATTATTTAGACGATTAGTCAATATTAACTGAAATTTTACTGCAATCTGGATATGTTTTAATTTGGCTGGCTAAACTGGGTAAATGCTCGGGCTTCTGCATCATTTCAATACCCTTTGCGGCGTCTTCTAATCGCATATTATAATGAAACCCTAAGTACCATCCGCCTTGTTTTTCCCAGGGACTAATACTTAAATCTCTTCCATCGTAAGCCATGCGTTTTAGGATATGGTGATCGCCTCTGCTGTCTAATAGTATTGCACCGCCATGTCCGATATTAAGACGCTTATCAAAGCCAAAACTCAAACATTGCATACGACCCCGAACATACATGTTTTTATCAAATGCTCTAGCACTATCCCAGATGTTTGTAGGAGCAATTCTATATTCATGCTGCCATTCAAGTTCATCGTCCCAGTAAATAGGCAACCCTAACTTGTGCATGGTCATAGGAACACTTATGTAAGTGCGTTTAGGGAGTATGACTGGACCCTGCCACTTTTTAAGTCTTAAACAAAGTTCAATAGCATGAGTGCAACTGTCTGTTAATACAACATAGGGTGCTCCAGTATAATCACTAAGCACCTGTTCGAAATCATTTAAAACGTTGTAATCCATCGTGTCCTGTTATTTGTAAAGTGTATCTGTCACGATCGCCAATATTAGCGGCCATATGTTCTGCGTCACCACGCCACCATATGTAATCGCCTCGTTTCCAACTTACAATCGGCTTGCCTTCTATTTCAAAGTAATGTCCGGATTGCCAATCTTCAAGGAAAACTACGATACGTTGGATTTCATGTAATTCTACATTAAACAATTCACGATATTTTTTGTAGGTATCGCGGTGTGGGGGTAGAACTACGCCTGTTCTCATTCTGTAGAAACTTGTACCAACATCCTGAATGCCATAGATGTTTGTAAAAATTTGTGTTAAGTCTGTAGCATACCATGTTTG